GGTAAGCCTTGAGAACAAATCAATAACTTCTTTTGCTTCAAGCACTGGCTGGTAAGTCTGTGGCACAGACTTTTTATTACGTTTAAAAAGATTCATATTCTTGGGCTTATGTTGAACAGTTTTTCGTATTCTCTTTCAATTAATACTTTTAACTGACAGATTTTTGAGCGCCGTTCAGAATTACAGATATCCTGCAACATATTATAAGTCTGAACATCAAGCGCTAAAGATTTACGAATTTTGCGATTAGCTTCAAGTTCTTCTTGTGAAATATTATCCATATCAACACTTTATTTATAAAAATTATAGACGATTTTATAAAATTTTATTAGAATATGCAAACTTATGTATCAATTAAAAAATTACATGCTCTCGATGCAATCGCATTGGATGATAAATCAGAACACATACCAGGCTGTTCAAGACTCGATGCCTATCATTAGCAGGTATGCAGCGCAAAGTGGCGTGGACAAAATGCAAAAAACGCCAATCCATGAAATGCTTAAAAATCCATTTCCAGACGTTTACACCATGCCTATCTTCCGACGTAGCTGGTGCAAGATGATGTGTGAAGAAATAGAAAACATGCGTAAAGAGTTTGGATTTGAAAATAATCCAGATGAGGATAGTCTGCGCCAGATACCTGAAATAGTATTACAAGAGCGCTCGCCAGAGCTTTATCAAAATATGTGGTTTGTTGTGCGAAATATCATGAACCCCATAATCATGGCTATATGGCAAAGAAGTTGCCCTGATCCAGCCAGCATACAAATAGCTAACTACAACGTCACAGAACGCGATCAGGGACATTGGCATCACGATGACAGCGCTGATATCAGTATTGTCGTTCCGCTCAACACAGGCAAATACACAGGCGGTGGTACAGAGTTTCATAATCACGGTACGTTAAAGCCGTTGCCAAACGGTCATGGCTTAATATTTCCATCCTTTACTCATAACCATAGAGGTTTACCCGTAGGCAAAGGCGATAGATATTTACTGGTTTTTTGGCTGTGTGATAAGAAAAGATCCATTGATATTGTACAAAATACTATGTAGCTGACACATATTCAAATATTTTAGTTGACATCGACACGGTAATAAGTTTATAATCATTTAAGTTAAACAAACCGGAGATGGCAATGACTAATCTATTATTAATCTTATTTGCTTGTTTTTTAGTGGCCTTCATAGTATTTACAGGTCATGAAGATGCAGTTATGAGCGCTAATCATTACACTAATATGGTATGCGGCGGCTACTGGCCTGATTATGATAATTTGAAGCCAGTATGCAATTAGATAAGACCAAGGGGATTCCTTAGTTAGGTTTTCACTTCACCCCCGAAAGAGCGCGTTCCCGTCCGCGTTGGTCGAAGGCGGGACTAATTAAAAAAACGGAGAAGAACATGGAAGAAGTTACAATAAAATACAATATTGATGACATAGATTATTTGTATCATACATCCAATCGTAGTTTTTACTTTGCTCAAGAAGAAAGATTTGAGCATATATCAAAAAATGAAATACCCTTCGATGAGGATAAAGGCACTTACATGTATTGGATAGATGGTTACGCACAAGCTTTGTTATTTTCTAAAATTTTAGAAGCGCTAGGATATTCAACTCATATTGTTTACGATTTATATAGAGAAGAACCTGATACCTTTACCGTTGTTACTGACTATTCAGCAAATTGGGAAGATCACGAAGAATAAATCATAATAAAACAGTATTGCCATATTTATAAAAATATGTAAATATTCACAAAAAAACACATTAATTAACGGAGAAGAAAATGTCATTAACAGTATCAAGTGGCGGTGGTGATTACGAAAGTTTGAAGCCAGGACGGTATCAAGCAATATGTTACAAAATAGTTGATGTAGGCACTAGGATGGAATCATTTAAGGGCGGGCCTGAAAAGAAACGCACCTTGGTTTATCTCTACTGGGAAGTCTCACATATCCAAATGGGAAATGACGGTGAAGAATTTTGGGATGAAATCAAAATGCAGGATGGCAGACCATTTTCAATTGCCAAGAAATACACTGCATCTTTAAATGAAAACGCAACACTGCACCTTGATCTTAAATCATGGCGTGGTAAGCCATTCACTGCAGAACAATTAAAATCGTTTGACATAGATAACTTGCTCGGTAAAACATGCGAATTAGAAGTGATTGGTTATCAAAAGCAAGACGGATCAGACGGTGTAGCAGTAGAAAGCGTCTACAAACCAGATGGCGGTGTGAAGAATGTTGCAACCATTAATGATAAAGAAGCTTTTGACTTAGACCTGTATAAATTAGAATTTACAGGTAAATCTTGCCCAGATTCAAAACGTATGCTCGACATATATTACGATTTGCCAGATTGGATGAAGGATTTAATCGAAAATAGTATAGAGATGCAAGCAGTAGATTGGGATAAATTTGCTGCTGGTTCAAAACCTATTGAACCAGGCGGTTTGTCCGATTTAGCAAAAGACGACGACGACGACGAGAATATTCCCTTTTAGTTTTTCAAATTAGAAATCGCACCCAATGGTGTGGTGTTTCATCTCCGGACCAGGCATCGGAGGGTGCGTATTTCTTTGACGGTAAATTTTATGAGCAAAAAAATAACATTAGAATTTGACGAAGAAGATGCCGATGAAATCATTGCTATGATTCGCGAGCTTATGCAGAGAGAAGAAGAAGATTATGACCAAGAAGAATGACGAAGTGAACTCACCTAAGCATTACACAGGCGATATAGAGTGTATTGATGCGATGGTTGCAGCGTTTGGAGAGGACCAAGTGCGAATATACTCAAAACTAAATGCTTTTAAATACCTTTGGCGCTGCGATAAGAAGCACACTAAAAGCAAGACTGATCTTCAAAAAGCACGTTGGTACACAATCCGCGCAGCAGGCGTTGACCCAAGGAAATAACTATGGAATTTAAGCCAGGTGTATATGAAAACATACCTTATGAGGAATATGCTGAGATAAAAGCATTTAGATCGCACGATCTTACATCAATAATTAAATGCCCCTACACCTGGAAGCACCAAGGTCCAATGAAGGAAACACCAGCACTGATTGAAGGCCGTGTTCAACACACGGTTTTTTTAGAGCTGGATAAATTTGATGACGAATTTGTAATTGATCCAGACAACATAAATCGACGTACAAAAGCGGGTAAAGAAGAGTATGAAGATTTTTTATCTGGCATTGGAAATCGTACAGCTATCAAACAAAGTATGTACGATGTTTGCATGGCAAGGCGCAAAGTGGTTGAACAATACGTGCCACGTAAAACGGATAAAGTTGAGCTAACCATTTGTTTTAATTGGCATAATCACCCGTTCAAAGCCAGAATGGATTGGTATGACGGAAAGAATGTATTGGACTTAAAAACTGCGCGAGATGCCTCACCAAGAGGATTTAAAAAAGCAATTAATAGTTTTAATTACTACATGCAGGCAGCTCTCTATTTACAAGCTGCAAAGTCTCAAGGATTGCCAGCCAAACAATTTATATTTCTAGCGCAAGAAAAAATGCACCCATATCCATTTGGTATTTACGCGCTATCGGATGAGTGCATAGGATATGGTATGGCTAGAAATGAACAAGCATTGAAGATGATTTTAGATTGTGAGTTAAAAAGAGAATATAAACCGTTTAACATCGAGGGTATACAAACGGTGGAGCTTTCAGATTTGTATTAATTAGTAACTAATAAGGTTGTTGGATGTCGTTAAAAATAAAAAAACCGAAACAAAAGAACTTTGAGCGTCCTTTTTCAAGTGACGTGATATCTGAGTTTCATAATTTTTTATCACATAACGGCTTAGAACTAGATCAAAAAAAAGGATTAATTACAGACGGCAGCGTTGGTAGAGCCTTTATCAATGTAGGCGGTAAAAAGAAATTAGTTGGCTGGTATCAACTTTGGGCTGATCAAGAAGTGCCTTTTGGCAGACTTGGTGATTACAGGGTATCAGCGCAAGAGCCAACAGCTACTTTCAGACCAGAGCATCAAAAAAAATACGAGATCACAGACGAGCAAAGAAAAGAAATAGAAGAACTGCAAAAACAAGCCGAGGTAAAAAAACAAGCGTCTTACAACAAAGCTGCTATACGCGCACAATCGGCTTGGGAGCGTGCAAAACCCGTTGAGCGTCATCCTTACCTAGAAAAAAAGAAAGTATTAAGTTACGGATTAAGGCAAAACGATCAAGGCGTTTTGATGATTCCTATGTACGATTCGCAACTTACAATCGTTGGCATACAGTACATTAGCGAGGATGGCAGTAAGAAATTTCTCACTGGTTCTAAAAAAAGCGCAAGCTTTTACATATTAGGCGGTGAAATATTAAAAACCAGTGATACGGTTAACTATGCTGAAGGTTACGCCACTGCTGCATCTTATTACGCTGACAAATCAGAACCCGTTGTCGTGGCGTTTGATGCTTATAATCTATCGCCTGTTGCCGAGGTTATGTTTGAATATTTTAAAGATCGTAAGCATATTTTTATTGCAGATAATGATCCAGATTCAAACACAGGTGAAAAAGAAGCTGTCAAAGCATGTCAGCTCATACGCGGTCAAAAAGGTCAAGCCGATGTATGGATGCCAGAGACAAAGGGCGATTACAACGACCACAAAAATGCAACAAAAGCGCTAGAGGGCGAGCTAATGCCTACATTGAAAAATGTGGACATTCCCGTTGAATTTGACTTTCACAAAAGCTCTACAGGGCGTTTTTTAAATACAAAAGAGAACATACAAGGTGTTTTAACGATCCAAGGCATACGAGTTGTCTACAATGTAATTAAAAAGGTGATGGAAATAGACATACCCAACACTACATTTATTGATGATTTAAAAGAAGATGCCTCATTGATCGAGATTGAAAATCGCTGTATCAATATGGGTATACCGCATACAAAAGTATCTGATTACCTCAAAGTATTAGCAAAAGAATACAATCCTGTTAAGGAATGGATGGAATCACGGCCTTGGGATGGTCGCAGTCGTATTCAGGATTTTTTAGATACCATTGGCTCACCAGAGAATGAGAAACTAAAAGAAATGCTAATGCGCAAATGGCTGATAAGCTGTTGCGCCGCAGCCTGTGAGCCAAAGGGAGTGGAACTCGAAGGCATCTTAGTATTTCAGGGCGCTCAAGGTTTAGGTAAGACGCTCTGGTTCAAGCGATTAGCCAATTACGAAAACGGATGGCTATTAGAGGGCGCTACCTTAAATCCATCTGATAAAGATTCAGTAAAAAGGGCAGTGAGTCACTGGATAGTGGAACTTGGAGAGATCGAGTCTACCTTTAAGAAAAGTGATATTGATCAGCTGAAAGCCTTTGTGACCGCAAGAAGCGATGAACTGCGATTACCTTATGATCGCGGTTTCTCACGATATCAAAGGCGCACAGCCTTTTATGCAAGTGTAAACGCACGAGAATTTTTAACGGATACGTCCGGTAATCGACGATTCTGGGTAATTCCAGTGCGCTCTATTAATTTTAATCACGGTATTGACATGCAACAGCTCTGGGCTGAAGTAAAAGAAACCATGTATGTACCAGGGCAAAAGAACTGGTTTTTATCTCCAGATGAACGGGAGATGCTAAATGAGAGCAATGAAATTTATAGGACGCAATCAAGCGTTGAAGATTTATTATTAGAACATGTGCGCTTTGAAAGTAAGACAACGAAGCCAGTACAAATGACCAAAGTATTACGTGATCTAGGTATTGCAAATCCAAGGATGCCTGATTTTAAAGAGGCTAACCGTGTATTACACGAGCGCGGTATCGAGCCAAGGCGATCAAATGGCAAGAAGGTGTATGATCTCGATTACGATAAGCCAGGCGATGAGGATGAATATCCTAAATATAACTACAAAGAATTTTCATGATCATACGAAACATCTTAGGAATACTCTTGCTGGCTACAAGCTACCTTGCCGCCATATTAGCTATAATACCTTTAATGATGGCAACGATACCGATTTATATATGGCTCAAAGCTGGCAAGCTGGGCAATGAAATTATAGGGCGAGATGAGACTATTTGTAACTGAATTTGAGGTCGATGGTGTGAAACACATTGGACCCACATTGGCGGCTAATAATTTAGAGGAAGCGAAGCATATTGCAGAGATGGCGGGCTTAGATTTGGTGTGTGA